CCAGTTCCGCTTCCGCAAAATCTCCACGTATGGTTTTAATGCCGCGTAGATCTGGAGTGTTCACCGAATGCTTGCTAATCGGCTTACATAAATACTTCTGATAAATTAGATCAGATACGCCAATCTCATAACTGACCTTGTTTAAAATGTGATCACTGGCACATATTACCCCGCCCTTAAGCCGATATGGAGTTGCCGTAAATCCGACAACCCGTAGAGATGGATTGAATTGGCGCATAGCCTCGATGATCATGTTGTATTGACCATCTTGACCGTGCGGGATTAGGTGCGCCTCATCAACAAATATGTAGTCAATTAGTCCAAACTGGTCGATCTTTTTTGCAATTGATTGCACGTTACCAACGATGATTTGGTTGTTAACATCACGACGTTTCAATCCCGCCGAATATATTCCGATTGGAAGTTCGGGCATAGTCGATACCAACCGATGGTATGTTTGCTCGACCAGTTCCCGAACATGCGCCATAATCAGCACACGCGCGCCATCGGCTATGAGTTCTGCGCACAACATCGCCATAACCGGCGTTTTACCGCCGCCGGTAGGGATGACTACGCAAGGGTTAACATCCGCTCCATGGTCAATAAAGAATTGATGCACGCTGTCGCATGCTGCCCGCTGATACGGTCTAAGTTCCATGTCATCCTCTTATCATCATTTCGGAATAATCAAACAGATGTTCCCGTAACATCTGGTATGCACGACGTAGCTTCACCTCGACGTTCTGACGGCTCATGCCGTGATCCGCGCCAATCTCTTTTGGTTGATAACCATCGAGCGTGGCATTGACGATAAATCGCCAATCCTTTGGTAATTTGTTAACAGCGCGCCGAACATCGGATACCACGCCATTGATGCTGTTTTTGTCCTCATCAATCTTGTGATTTTCATTCAGCTTACTCGTTACTGTGACAATGTATTTAAGCTTGCGCATTCTGATATGATGGAATTTTAAGCGCCGAACTATGTGGTATGCCCACGTTGAATACGCTGCGATTTCTGGATTATATTTGTGAATGCGTTTGATAATATTGAGCAAAACAATTTGCACCCAATCTTCTGGCGCTTCGTGTTTTGGGCGATAGATTAGCGCGGCTTTGCAGGTTATTCGTATTTGATCATCGGTCATGTCATGTCATCCAAAACGATTAAAAACACGTCTGATCACATAGCTACGCAATAATGAGATCAGCGTGAAAACCAATCCTATCATCAGGTTTTTGTTCAGCGAAACATCAACTTTCATTATAGGGAAAACGATTAATTGCGTGAGAACCGCGCACCAATACCCAATCAAGATATTGGTGGCGGATTCAATAAGACTATTCTTCCGAGATTGCATGAGCGAACAAATCCTCATTTTCGACCGCGCGGCTGACCTGTTCCAAGTTCTTCACCGCTTGCGCAAAATATGAGCTCTTGAGCTCCATACCGATACCACGTCGGCCGTTGGATACCGCGCCGAAAATCTCGCTACCAACGCCCAAAAACGGACTCAGAACAGTCTCACCGGGATTGCTCCATAGTGTTACCGCGCGTTCGATAACGTCTAATTGGAGCGGATGTACATGCCGCTCATCCTCTGGCTCTCGACTCTCACGATACGGCAACACACGGCCAATGCGGATATCGTCCCACACGCTCGAGGCATATTGACGCCAGATCCAATGAGAATACCGATTCTCCGTTTGTTTGCCCTTGTGGTTCTTATACCGCTGAAGATCGGCGGGAATGGTGCGCTCACCTGCATATGATTGCAGTCCGGTAGGATGATCTACTGGCACCGCATTCTCGCCGGTTTTGCGAAACATCAACAAATAATCGGCGCTGGCAACATCGCATAACGTCGAATCCTCGACGATCTGTTTGTGGGCCAGCCCCTTCGCCATGGTGCGATTGCGGACGCCCAATGGTTCTTTCCATATGGCTCGACGCCCGCAAAATATAAAACCATGAGCCTCATGGGCGCGTATCACGTCGCCGGGAAAATCAATGAGTCCAGTACCGACATTGGCCCCACAACCCATTTTTGCGGTATCGCCATTGCCCTTGCCAGGCACGTCCATAACGTGAACCGCCGATATCCTTCCCGGCTTAGTCAGCCGCGCAACTTCGGCAATCACATAACCGTAGTGGACGAAAAAATCCTGATAGTTGCGGCAATTGCTCAAGTCTCTTTCGTTGCTGGAATAATTGTACAACCCGCAAAATGGCGGAGAATATACCGAAAGATCAACGCAATTATCCGGTAGCGTTTTCATAACCTCGACGCAATCTCCGTTATAGAGCGCGTATTCCTGCGTAATTATCTGATCCTTTACAGCCATGTCGGAACCTCTTCTTTCGTGGTATAGTCGTTTCTTTTCCTGATCTTCAACTCGTCACTCATCATCGAGACCAGGTTTGCGAACATGGTTTCCGCCGCCTCAGTTTTTCTCTGAAGGCTGGCTAACACGTTCTCTTGACCGTCTGTTGTGATCATATCGACCACGACTGGCTTCTGTTGGCCAAATCGCCAGCAACGCCGAATGCCTTGATAAAACTGTTCGTAGCTATGCGATGGAAAAAATGTTTGGTGCGCGCAATGCTGGAAGTTCAGACCAAAGCCGCCGATCGTTGGCTTCGTGATTAATACCCGAATACTCTTTTTGATGAATCCCGCAAACGCTTCTTCTTTATGTGATTCGTCATCCGAACCAGATACCTCGACTGAACCGGGAATCAATTTGGTTAGGCGTTTTCCTTCCTCATTCAGATTGCACCACACAAGCGATGGTTGCTTGTGCGCGTTGACCAGTTGAGCAACAGTCTGGCAACGCTCATCAATGGTGCGTCTGAGATCGCTACGCTGTTCGGCTAGGCCAACCGCTGGCAGGTCAAATAGATAACCATCACGCGGACGGTTAGCCTTGACCGTATGCTGGTTGATTTTGAGCTCTGGCAGGTCATAACCACGGTCATCGAATCCTAGGTCGGATGGCTTGCGCATCGCCCTGGCCCACGAACATACCCAACGCCAGAAGTCATGTTCGGCGTGCGGCCTTAGCCGAAAAAATCCTGCCATATGTTCTTGTCGAGCGGTCGAGGTCGATTCCGTTTTCTTGAAAAACTTATTCATCATATCCTGAGCGCCCATTTCGCCAATGGCCTCGCTTGACGTGCCTAGCTCGATATAATCGTTCGGCGCGGCGGTAGCGGTACACAATAACCGGTATGGCCTTTTGCGCATAAAATCGGTAACGGCTTTTCGTGTTTCGCCGTCGAAGTTTTTCAAAACGCTGGATTCATCGCAAACAACACCTTGAAAATCTTCCGGCGAAAAATGGTGGAGCCGTTCATAATTGGCTACAACAATTCGATCTCCAGCAACCAATCCCGTGCGACGTTGCACAACATCAATACCAAATTTTGATCCTTCGCTGACCGTTTGAAATGCCACGGCCAACGGCGTGAGAATAAGCACGCGGCCATTAGTTTTGCGGGCGACATTTTCCGCCCACGTCAATTGCATAGCGGTCTTGCCTAGGCCACAATCAGCAAATATAGCCGCGCGGCCCTTGCGGATAGCCCATTCGACAAGTGCTTTTTGAAACGGAAATAATTTGTCTGGCATCCATACCGGATCAAAACCGTGCAGTGATCCGACTTGAGTTTTGCGCTCAAGAAATTGATCATAGTTCATATCAAGTCCTTTCGTTCTCATCTCATCTAATCGAAACATTGCAAGCTCGAGGAATCGAACCTCGATGACTCATATTAGTTTTGAGCCTCCACCAGTACCCGCACGATTCATTGCTTGCGCAATACCTCCAGATCGGCCTTAATTTCCAAGATCTGCGTCTCGATTAACTGCAATCGGCTCTTATCCCGTGGTCCCCCTTTTGGGCCTCTCTTAAGCTTTTCTGGCACCTTGATCTGTTTGGCTTGTTCGTAATCTATGTTGAATTTCGTCGGATCTTGCATGCGTTTGGTGCGCACCAAATATCGCACGCGTGGAGCCGGAATTGAAAGCCATTTAGCTAATTTCTCAATCGAATCAATTGGAAAAAATCCATCGTAAAATGCGTCAACTGCGTGATCACTCATTTCATACCTCGTTGTAAAAATCCGTTGGCCATGGATGACAGTTCAGGGTTAACCTAAAATATTGAATTGAAACGATCAATCCAATGCCATGGCCAACGGAAGATCGGATGGTTATTTTCCCCACTTGCCCTTGATTGGTGCAGTTGGCGCCGCTGGTGCTTTCGGCGGAAACTCAATTTTCTGATGGTGCACTAATGGACCGTTAAAAATATCATCAGGCAACGGATTTGATCGGCCTTGAACCGCTGGATAAAATCCCTTGACGACATTGGTTTCGCCGCCGGTATCGGCGCGCTTTTCAATCCTGATATCGATATTCAATGGAATATCTTGGAGTTCGCTGGAATCCGATGGCGTCAACACGCCTACAGCGCGACAGATTGCCGACAATTCGGCCTTGGCGATCGATACCGCAATCGGGTTAGGATTGTCGAGGTTCAATCGACTCCAAACCTTTCGATCGGCGTGCGGCCCTTGAATGATCGTAAACTCGAGTTGAAGGTATTCGCCATTGCCAGACTTCGTTGGTTTGGTCTCTGTTTTTGAGATCACAACGTCGTATTTCCCCGTAGGGATTACGTCGCTGACGTTCTTGGCTGGCTCGATATCGCGTGCATTAAAACCTGAAAGATTCATAACTTATCCTTTCGTGATTGCGTTACAAAAATCATTCCACGATAACGGTAGATCTACCGTTACCCCATATCGATTCTTGGCTAGGCACGCTGGACCTCCAACGGTCCGGAGAATGCGTGCCCCGCCATCCGCACCAATCGATCGAGCGATTGCCCTAGTGCGGCCAAACCCGGCTCCATTCTCGACCTCGACGCGCATACGTCGAGTCGCAAACAGTACCGCATCGGTCCACTCACATACAAGGCCGCAAGCGTGTTTGTGTAATCGTGGAGCGTACCTATCGTAAGGTGTTGACTCCGGATCTTCAAACCGCTCGACCTTCGCATGCGCCAATAAAATTACGACCATATTGCGATCGTTGCGCAATACGTCGAGACTTGTC